TTTAACTCTGCAACAGTCGATGTTAGGTCGTTTAGGAACACTTTAGATATTGAATTATACCCATCTTCAGCAGCATTAACCTTTAAGGTAACGGAGTGATACTGGAGTAATGTAATGCTAGTAGCAGCCCCGTCTATCGTGTCACTTCCAGCCCTAGCGACCGTTACAGCCGCTGCGCCAATATTGGCTATCGTTACCTCATATTCCCCGGTTTCAGCCGCAGCCATTGTTGCAGCATCACCCAGAGTGATTGTAAAAGGTGTTGAGGCATGATTTCCTTCTATCGTGGTTCGATTGTCCGAGACCAAACAGGCATAAGTGGTGGTCTTTATATCGACATCTCGAACAAAGTTAGCGTCTAACTCGCCATGAGTTAATTCACTGCCTTTCGATGCTCTTGTGCGTAATAAAGTAATAGTCCTACTCCTTTATATGTGCTAGTGTTCGTTTATGGGCAATTTCACCGACATAACAAACGTTAGATTTAATAGTCTCGTAGCTATTAGCTATGAGAGCAAGCTTACCGCTTATGGCAGAAAGAAAATACATTGGCTTTGCCGGTGCGACTGCGGCAACCAAGTTACTGTCGAGGTTTCCAACCTTAAGTCTGGCAATACCACATCCTGCGGATGCAGTCGCCTTGGAAATACTAACGGCGTAACTCATGGCCTGCACAAAATAAGAACATATCGAATTCATCGTGCCATGAAGAATAGATGTACTAATAAAAATGACAAAGCCTACAAAGAGTATGGAGAACGAGGCATTACCATTTGTGATGAATGGATGATCTTTGAGAATTTCTTTGCCGATATGGGGGAATGCCCTGACGGTTTGTCCATTGAGCGAATCGACAATAACTTGGGTTATTTTAGAGATAACTGTAAATGGGCTACAGCTAAGGAGCAGCAAAATAACAGACGGTGCAATATACGCATTACCCATAATGGCGAAACCCTCACGCTCTCTCAGTGGGCCGATAAATCTCCAGTCGGCTATTCCACTTTCCATACCCGCGTTAGACGGAGAGGCTGGTCGATGGAAAGAGCCTTGTCTACATGTTGTCATTAGTTAGTACCTATCCTCGGATTACCCTCTAAAGCCTCAAGCCTCAAGGCTTCGGTTCCTGAATAATCTAGCTCAAAATTGATCCTTCTAAACTTTCCAATCCTGTTAATTCGTTTAAATTTCGATGTATCTATTGTAACACCTGAGCTAAAGGATGAATTGTTCTCTTTTGCCCATCTAATCGTTAAATCCTGCGAAGTCGTTGTTTTATCCCCAACGTGTCGAATATTAGGCATCGCCTTTGTGACATCATCTCCACCATCAGATTGGCCAGTTCTTATCTTCAAATTGATAGCCGTTCCGACTTCTCCGCTTTCCAGAAAATACCCCGTCTGGACATAGCCAGTCGTTACATAAGTAGACGCTAATATGGTGTCTTGTGGCTCAAAATTATCGTTAATAGTAATTAGGTCACCATTGAATAAAATTCCCTCACCAGACCGAGACTGGGTGCCGTTTCTGGTTGTCCATGCCATCAGAGGGAACTTAGTTAACCCGTTAACCGTGGTCTCCCAATCACCCCATAATCCGGTGGTATCATCATAAACCAATGTGGTGGTGGGTTCTGAGTCGCTTGGCGTTAAATACAGGTTTAGAATGTAGAAAGTATGGCCTGACGCTGAAAACCCGCTCCCATTGACGTAATAGCTGTTTTTAGTAATCGCCTGAGTTAGCAGGGAGTCGATGGTGGATGTCGAGACCTTCCTAATAGCAAAGTTCTCCAAGGTAAACACTTTTAGAGACCCGGAAAAGTCAGTACCAACAAAGAACGACCTGTCACCTTCTTCCCAGACCGATTCACCGCTAGTACAGCCTATCCGATAAGAAACGTCTTGCCGTCTGTTTAAAGGGCTTCCTGCTGAGTTTGCTGCATCGTAAAAGAACTCAATCGACCGGCCCATGTAGGCAACCACGTTATCATGGTGCTTTCCTAGATACTCCCCTTTATCCTTCTCTCTTTCAGCCGTTAAATAGTCTAATGCAGCCCATGTTGTAGGGTTATTAACAGTTGAGTTGTAAATAAGTCCATCTTCATCCATTACGAATAAGTATTTGTCTAAAGCAGCCCCGCCGTAGGTCAGTGTTGATGGAAAATCTCCATCAGAGATAGCGGCAACCGTATCCCCTGTGGTGATCGTCCACGCCTCACCATTCTCAGCATCCAATAAGACTAAATAGACTCCAGCCTCAAGGAATGTACATTTTTTAGTCCCCACCGTGGGAGCTGTCGAAACTACCGAAGCGTGGGAGTTTTTATAGATCGTATCGTTATTCAGGAAATACAAATCATCAGCAGTCTCCCAGTGATAAACAGCCCTTCCCCTTGCATCTGAGACATTTACACTCGCATCTTCAAACACATCAATCGACGGTCTTTGAGTGGTGTATAAAATATCGCCTCTTTTCTCCACAATACCATTCGTTATCCCTGAATCGTATTCAGTGATCGTAGCCCCGTTAAAGGCGTTAATATGGAGGTCTGGGGCGAGGGAAACTCTCATTTCCAAGAATCCGTAATGATATTCCAACGACCACCACCGGCAGGCATATGGGACATAACCAGAGGAATCATATTATTGTTGATAAGTGTTGTAGCAATGAACTTCTCGCCACTATTAGCGATAAAAGCCACATCAGGGGGAACAGATAGATCAAACAGCGTAGCGGCCCGTACAGCCAAGTTATATATAACAGGCTCCTCAGTCCATTGGGGTAGAGGATAAGTGGCTGTGAGCGTGTCCTGAGGAGGCCACTGTAGGTCTTTGTCGTCCATAGCCCACATTGCCATCATTGAATTTAATGCACTCAGCAAATCAGCCGACTCTTCAGGAGTTAGGCTGTCCCCAGAATCATTAGCCCCGATTAAGAGGCCCGCTTTATCAAGAAGCTCCTGAAGTGTCATCTTCTGAATCCATAGCTGCTAGAGCCTCTGCTGCTGCCTTAGCTTTGGCTTTCCGGGCCGCAGCAAATTCTTTGTCAATATCGCACTTCTTCCAGCCGTTTTTCTCATTAATCTTTGCCTCGGCTTCAGTGTAGGCAATGGTGAATCCGTTATCAGGGTGTTTTTGATGAATCATAAATCCTCCAAAGGATCACCCCTCCGAGGAGGGGATTACCTTGCTTGTTTTAGGTAGTTGCAGGTGTTGCCAATGTGCCAGAACCAGCACAAAGACCCGTAACCATCCATTGAGTAGCACTCACACCAACAAATCGATAATTAGTACCAATCAATCCACCAGTGGTTGTACCGTTGTGGGTCAGAGTCAGATGAGAAGTCCCATTTAGGAACTGACCTTCACTGACTGCTGTGGTGTCGATCATCATTTGAAGACCGCCCATCAGGAACTCACCAGCAGCCCCGCCGATAATATGGCTGTTTGAGGTCACTGAAACACTGACAGCGAACTCAAATACCATACCTTCGATAGGGGTCGGTAGAGTGACAATAGACCCGGCAGCGGTATCCAGAAGCACTAAAGCCCCTGATTGACCCGCTACCAACGTAGTTGCCGCACCACAATCAATTACTTCCTGAGTCAGCCCTTTGGCAATACAGCCATCAGGAGACCCATAACTTAGATTTTCAATAGTCATACATTTCCCCTTAGTTAGTGATCCGTGAAGCCCATGCAGGACGTAAAGCGGCCATTCCGTATAAAATATCGATTCTCATCAACAATTCATCATTACGAATATCCGAACCCATCCAGCAGCGAAGACTCAAACCTTCAGACTCTTTGCGTACACATTTGTGAGCATCATCCATAATAGGCAGATCAGCAGTAACAAACTGGAAAGCCTCTTTGTGATACATCAGGTTTTGTGCAATCGAAGTAGTAGCCGCGCCAACAAACACAAATGCAGCACTATCAACAGGGATAGCGGATACATTCTGCTTGGCTCCTGTCCAGCGTAAAGCCGGAGAGATACTGATAGCAGTGGTCGTTGGAGTGGTGCTTGCTGTGATCGTGAACTGTTGCAGATGGCTATAAGCAATCTTAGTTTCAGGATGTACAGCGTACACATCAGCAATCGTAAACACTGAGCCAACGGTAGGGGCTGCAGAAGCACCATCGATAGTCAGAGTTGAAAGGCCATTAGTGAAGCTAGCCTGATTGATTGCCAAGCCCGTTACGTCAGAGCTGTTAGCGTGAGAATACATGCGGTCATTCTCATAGTAATCAGCCATTGAGGTACGGGCTACAAGACCTTCGCGGAACTGAGAGCTAATGTCTTTGCTTGGGTTGAAATAAGCAGCTACACCGTTAACCAGTCCGCCCATTGTGACAGAATCCATCTGAATACTACGGTTTCCATCTTTAGGAGCTAAGTTTTGGTTAAGCTTTGCTCGTGCTGCGCCCGGAGCCACCAGAGTAGTAACTGGAGTACCAGAAGTACCCGCTACGTTGTAAGTAGCTTTAGTAGCAAAGGCCAGATAATCAGCTTCGATACCTGAACACAGAACCGCAATAGCTGGCTCAATGTAATTTTTGCTCAAAGCATCAAAAGCGCCATCGGAATTGACAGACTGGATTAACTCCTGAGAGTTAAAGCGCATATCAACACCATCCTGAGTGGCTACAGTGATGTTCTGAGTGGTTTCGTCCTGATCCTGAACGTCCATAACTCGTGAACCCTGACGCCGTGTATACTGATTTGGCTCCCTGATTCGCAAAGTTTGACCATTCGGGCCTCGTGTTGCGTCATAAGTGAATGACTTATCGTACTGTAAGTCGGTTGTAGTAACAAAAGAGAGCTTTTCATGCGCTATGCGCTGGGCTTCCTTTAGTACTCGGTCTGTGACCTTTAAGGTATTACTCATCGTTATCGTCCTCGTTTATTAGCGATATAGTCACGCCTAGCCTTGTTAAAATCCCTCTGCTCTAGTTCGTCAAGACTTTTAGTTATTGACGGTTCCACAGCAGTAAGCTTTGGCGCGGGCGCTGGAGCTTCGCTAACCTGTTTGCCGGACTTCTCCTGAGATTGAATCTTAGCTTCCAAGCGTCCCATTTCACGCGCTGCCGATAATGGCGATAACTGTGAAATCTTGTCCGCAAGGTCTGGATTCTTTCCCAAGTAGTACAGAACTTCAGGCCCACCATCCATTTCAGTCGCCACATCTGCCATGACCTGATTAATCCTCAAGTCACGGTTTTGCACTACCTCATGGTAATCATCGACATCTTTGGAAAACTCAGCCTCTCGACCTCTGAAATCAGAGATTTTACGGCTTGCGCTTTGCTGGCTTTGTTCTTCTTTCAAGACTTGACGGGCTGATTCTACAGCGCCCTCCTGTGCCTTGCCGAAGAGATGAGACTGATACTTACTCTCATCATAATCAAAGTCTGCTAATGTCTTTAATGGTTCTGGTTTGACCTCTTCAACTGGTTTCTCAGGCTGTTTCTGTGCCTGTTGTCTCCAGTATTCAGCGTCACGCTCTGCGTCCCGGCGTTTCCGGGTTAGCTCGTCTATTCTTTTCTGTACGGGATCAGGTTTCTTCTCCTCTACAGTTTCGGTCGATGAGTCCGATACCTCTGGGGTCTGCTGTTCGTCCTTTACTTCCTCAGTTTCAACTACTTCAGCATCCGCAACAGTAGTTTCTACATCGGTTTCGATTGGTTCAGGTGCATCACTTAATGCTAGTGTTTCTACGGTCATTCGCGAGTTTCCTCGATAGTTTGCCCAAGAGCCTCTTGGTCGGGTTCGTACACTGGGACAGCGACTAAATTGCCGTTCTCCCGATATGATTCAATTCTTACTACTTTTGGCTTATTGTCGATAGAGTCTGTTTTTAGGCCAATCTCCCTCATGGCAGCAATAACATATTCCATGAACTGTTCAGACATTTCACCTATATTCTCCATAGATTGAGCTGCTTCACTCATCGCCTTCTCATGTTCCTTGTCGGAAACAACGCTACGCGCCTCACTGGAGACCTCATTAGCCGCTTGTTGAATGGATGATTGCTTCTCTGCCAGATTAGCCTGCTCTTTGGCAATCTTTGCTTCAAACTGAGCTTCCTCAGTCTTGAGGTTAGCAATTAACGTTCTGATCTCAGCCTTATCCTTATCGTTTAAGGACTTCTCTTTGTCCGCCTCTAAAGCAGCCTGTTGGACTTCCTGAGCCATTCCCTGCACTTCTTGCATGGCTTGATCGGCTTGCTGCATCATGGCTTGGACCTCAGGGTCTACGCCTTTGTCCTTGTTGATTACCTGCTGAATCTGTGGAGGCAAGGTAGCTTTGATTCTTTCCGCTATTTCTTCGGCATAAGGCAAATCCATCGCCTTAAACATCAAGTCTCCAGCTATCCCCATGAGCTGGCCATTTTTATCATTCATTGCGCCGTACATTTCAGCCGCTTCCTGTCTTCGAGTAGCAAATCCCGGCCCGACTGTGATAGTTACGTCATAGTTACCTTCAGATAAATCGTGAACTTTGACCTGTTCTCCGGTTTCTGGATCAATCTCAAACGTATTCACCTTTACATAATCTTCAGCTTCATCACTTCCTAATATTCTAATAGACCGTTCTGTGTCGTATATCTGAGGGATTAGGTCAACAAGTATCTCCCATGTCCTACGGATTCCTTTGGCCTGATTGTCCTGATAGTTGAATGTGGATAACTGCCCTTGCTGTTGTCGAGCTATCTCCTGTCGTCCGCTGGTGGCTTGATTGGCCGCTCCCTCATCAACGGAATGTCTACCCGTTACAGCCTTAATGTCCTCAGAGGCCATCTGTGATTCTTGGATTAGAGCAACAGGAACTTCTGCTCCTCCAGTCTTAGCAGGAGGTCTCCCACCCGTTGCAGGGTCAGCGGTATATAAGCGGTAAGGAAAGTTCTTTTGATGAGCTTCTGCCCACTTGTCTGTATGACCTGCTGCCTGTGTCTCAGTAGCCCAGATAGTCGCTAATGGAGTGCCTGCCACGGTTTCAGCAATAGCGGTGCGAGAGATGTTATATGACCGTTGAGCGTCTTTAGCAAAGCGAGGGACGCCAAACCATTCAATTCGACCATCTACCACGATGTATTCACCGTAGATCATAACGAATGGATGCTCTGAGCCAGCCCAGTC